TTTTTGAGTGTATTTATCGGCAAAGTTCCAATAATAACCTGTGCTGAATATGTTGTTTTACTCTGAGTTATTCCAACAGCACCACTTGACTTAGTTGCAATACCATGTTTATATATACTCATTGTTTACTCCTTTCCTGCTCTGCAAGTTCTTATATGCTGCATACTCCACTGAGCCCTCAATATTAAGTCTCTTTTTAGCCTCCAGCACATCACCTATCGGTATGATAAGCCTTGCAATGTTTTTGTTTTCTTCTGCTTTTTTCTCAATATGCTCCGGAAGTTTGTCCTTAAAAATAGTCCCATTTGTCACCACTCCCGGAATAGTAGGACCAATATAAATCTTCTGCGTCATCAAATACTTACCTCCATCTCGTCAAATTCTTCGCATGGTGTTGGCAATGTCCAGTATGTAATCAAATCTGACTCAAAATAAGGATATAATACATTCGGATTAAACCGCTTATGAGCCTTTCTTTCCATCCTTGTATGTCTGCCAACAATTCCAACTTTTATAAAATGCCTATATATCTCATTCATAAGATACATAACATTTACCCATCCAGAATGATCATTATCCATATCTTCAATATTGATTGAAAAATGAACTTCAACACGCCATTCATCATCCACCACATCTTCATCCGCTATCATTACTACAACATAGTTACGAAGTTCTTCGTCATCCTCGTCATATTTTTCAGGCAAATCCTGTGGATATACCTTTAAATCTTTATACTCGTTTCCGAGTTTCATCGTTATAGCATCACTTTTTACAAACTCCCTAAGTGATTCAACAATGTTATTTAACAACTGTAAATCTGTCATAAAATCCCCTTTTCTGTGCATTTTTTTGCACATAACAAGTTTGTGTCAAGTATGCACTGACACAAATCTTGCGTGTGAAAATAAGCTATCAGGCTTATTTTTCACACTAACCTCACTGCATTACCCTGCTAAGTTCGTGTTCTATACGCTTTTCCAAGGTTTCATTTGCTTTTTTAGTAACAGCCTCCATAACTTCTTTTTTACCTGCAAGCTGTGGCACTGCCGGTCCCATCATGCTATCTATAGGGTAAGCATCCCAAGTTTCCCTAATAAATACACCTTCATGACCATTTGGCATTATCGCTACAAATGGTTTGTTTTTTCTTCCGAGAATATTTTTTCCGGTAAGAGGCTTTAATCCTCCTGCTTTTTTTATTGCTGCCTTGTAAACTCCCGGTGTCCTTTTTCCTTTCTTAGAAAGTTTCACAGGACGAAGCGGACTGACTTTAAATTTCTCCAACCCAAGTTTTGACCCCTGACTAACAACTAATGCTGTAAGATTACTTGTACTTGCATTTTCAATATGCAAGGTTTCTGATATTTTTTTCTGAGAAATAAAATATCTTGCTGACACTTCTTTTTTCACAGAAGTATTAACCACACTTGCTGTTCTATTCATAGCACGCATCATAACCAGCTTTGACTTATCAGTTATTTCCGCTAATTTTCTTTCCACCTCATCAGCATTCGTGGTTATATCAACAAATGTTGAACCCATCAATTTCCGCTCCTTCCCATTAAAATTTTCCAAACACCATCCTG